CTCATTGTGGCTAGGGCTATGGAAAGCCCACTTTCTATGGACAATTACGGACAAACCAACAATAATATATTTAATAATCAATTAGTTATTGATGGAGGTAGCTATGATGACCAAAGAGAATACCTTGATACTAGAGATATATATGCTCAGAGCCAGGTTACATATAACGACCCTATGGCAACAAGCCAAAAGATTCTTCAGGAATCTATAGATAATCGCATAAGAGCAGAAGAACATTTAAAAAGAATAAGAGGATATTGATATGGGAGTTAAAGAATGGCTAGGAATAGGCTCACTCATAATTACATTACTGGGATTTGCAATCTTCCAGGGAAAGCTAATCGAAAGAATTAATGTGCTTGAATCTCAAAAAGCAGTAGATATTAAACCCTTGACAGCAGACATCGCCATTAACAAAGCTGAAATAGCAGTATTAAACGCTAAAGTTAATGAAATGAAAGCCAGGTCAGACAACCCATTAGGACAATAAGATGCCAAAAAAAGCAGATTTAGATAAAGAAATTAAGTTTATAGAATACTTTACAGAAGGTAAGTATGCAGGTAATGCAACTCAATCGGCTATTGCGGCAGGTTGGGATAAAGACAAAAAACCTGCCCAGATGGGAGCTTATTTAAGAAAAAAACTTAGCGCAGAGATTAGGAAGAAAAACGAAGAAAGGATTGCTAATACAAGTGGTACGGCTATTTCAGTATTAAAAGACTTACTGCTTTCAGAACAAGACTCTGTTCGTTTAAACACAGCAAAACTTATCTTAGAGCTAGGATCTTTCTCTAGTCAAACTATAAACTTAAATGTAGATAATACTCATCAGAAATCAGATGAAGAACTTGTTTCAGAACTTAATTCATTGGTAAAAGCTATACCAGGTTTAAACAGTATAGGCACAGAAAGTTTAAAAACTACAGATGATGAGATTGAGCAAGAAAACAATAGACCTAGTAAGAAAAAACAAGAAATAGTCAAACACTAATCTTCTTTGCTTTCTGCTTCCAGTATAGCTAAACCTATTTGATAAGCAATCTGCGGCACAATAGCGTTACCTAATCCTTTAATTCTGTCCACTCTATTGGATATCCCATTAACCACTCTACCCACTCCGGGTTCAACGCTGAACCTTTCGTGATCCATTCCTCTTTGTTGTTTCTCGCTATAACTTGTGGAAGTAATTTTCTTGTCGAGTTCACTATTGCTTTCCCTGAGTCCTTGTGATCCCTCACTGTTGGAGTCGGAAACATCTTCTCCGATGGGTTTTCCTTGTGTAGCTCGTATGCCATCTCTGTTTCCAGATACTTCTTGTGTTTTAGCTTTGCTAGGTTTTTTGACAGTTTCATGGTCATTCCTATTGCTGCTCTCGGAGTTGGCCACATCTTTACTGAGTCTGCTAGATTCAGACTTTGAGAGTCCTTCCCATCTTTTGTCAATCTTCTTCCCTTCTCGTTTAGTTTCATGTTTGGGTGTTCTATCTCCTGTGTCGTTGGTGTCGGCCACATTTTCTGTTTCTCCTCGTACAGAATTGCATCTGACAGTTTTGCTCCGAAGGTGTTTTCCGGCTTGTTCTTCTTGCGCAGAATATAACTCCCTGTCTTTGTTTTCTCCACTCGGCTCGATTGCTCTCCACCCTCTACACAATTTACTGTCGGAGTAGGCCACAATCCAGACTCTATATCTTTGGTGTGGAGCGTTGACTGCTGAAGCTGGAATAATAAACGATTGGACTTCGTAACCTTCGTTTTCCAAGTCAGTACACACTTGTTCGAATACCATGCCTTGTTGGATTGAAGTAAGATTCCGCACATTTTCGCCAATAACCCATCTTGGTTTCGATGCTTTGATGACTCGTAACATTTCTGGCCAGAGGTGGCGATCATCTTCTGTGCCTTTTCTTTTACCTGCAACGGAGAAAGGTTGGCATGGGAATCCTCCAACAACGACATCTGCTTGTTCTTGTCCTTCATAATTTCTAATATCTCCTGTTATCGGTACATTTGGAAAGTTTTTTGCTAATACTTTCTGACACCATTTATTGTTTTCTACAAACTGGAGTGTTTCAAATCCACCTGTAGACTCTAATCCTAAACTAAATCCACCTATGCCGCTAAATAAATCAATGACTTTCATAGTTCATACTTAGGATCGTGGTACAATCCTTTCTCTGGTTTGCGTTTTAGCAATCTTACACGCACCTCACTAGGTTTAAACGACACAGTTTCTGGCAATCTTTCGCTATCTTTGACCACTTTATCTATAGCTTCTTGCTCTGATTTAGCGCCAATAGCTCCTGAAAAGGTAACTGTGGCTCTATAACAATAGTAATTCTTTTTCATGTATCACCTATTTTAGACAAAGAATCCTGTTCTAGGTCATAAATCATGTGAGATATTACAGCATATTCTTTAGTAATTTTTTTATATTCTGACTCTTTCATATCCATAATCGAACACTTAGTTCTGTCATCGTATATAAAAACACCTTTATTACAATGATTACAGTCTTCTATAACCTTGTTGAATGTCGTATATCCAACTCCCTGACAAAAAGGACAAGCGCTTATTATGTTTTCTAGCAAGGCGCAGCGGACTATTTTCTCAGGCGTTTTAGGATCTAAGTTTTTTATGTTTTGTAATGCTTTATTGGCTTTATTATTAAAATGTTTAAACAATCTGTCTAAAGCTGCGCTATCATCTAAATATTTCATAAGCAAGAAATCTGTTTGGTTTTGACTTAAATTTGAGTAAGAAAGTATGACTGATATATCTTCTGGTGTAATTGCATCGTGAGATTTTCCTGATCCCACGCTACTCATGTCTAATGATTTTGGCAGTAAAGATGATAACATTTCTACTTTCATAATTTCCAAATCCTATATTTTTCTTTTGCAATAGTACGAAAAGATACTTTGTGTCCTTTTCTCCAACCAAAACCTCTTACTGCATCTACTATTTTATAATCATTTACAATGAATGATTCACCAGACTTCATATCAATCATGGTTTGTATGTATTCATCATATTTGCTTTGATGAGATACCGGTATATTTTTTTCTATTTTAATCATTTACCCTCCCTAAATACCACTCTAAAATCTCCTCTTGTGTTCCAAACCTTTTTTCGAACTCCCTATTTCCTAAGAAATGTATGCCTTGCGCCCCTTGGTGGTGCATATGGCATAGTCAAAGAGGGATAAAGTCCTTTGACTTTAACCCCATTCCTCCCCCAGTTATATGATGTATTGTTGCTGGACTAAAAAGATTATATTCTCTACGACATATGCAGCAACCATGCTCTATAGCTTTTCGATAAGCGATTCTAGTTTCTTTGTTTGGTTTCTTCGCCAATGTAATACTCCCTTAACATCTCGTTAGCAAATTGACTTGGTATGTGATTCTCATCAACGAGAATTTTATATATTTGTTGCTTACTTCTTGTTTCGTTAAATTTTTCAATTAATTCTATTGTATTGAAATACATTTCGTTATTTGAACTCATCTCTGTTCTCCAAGTAATATTCGGCAAATTTCTTCTTGCCATCTTTGTTTTTTACTAGTTTTGTTTCAATAGAGTGTCCATCTGCCCTAAGATCATTGATTCTACTCGCTAATCTAAAGCATTTGTACTTGGACAAAGCTATTAAAGGGTTCATTTTCCTACCTTTTTTGAGATCCTTCAAGATCAATTCACATTGTGTTGCCATTTTATACTCCTATTTAACTTAATTCTTGATAAAACTTCATTTCTCTTTTGTTTTTGCTGTTGATACTTCTAAACATATCACACCAAATTTCCCTGGCTTTAATCTTGTGGCGCAAAGCTATATACAATTTCTTAGCTTCTGCTATCTTTTCTATGTACGCAACAACTTCTCCTTGCGTGTTTGCTATAGCTTCTTTCTCTTTTAAGGTCATCTTTACCTCTTTTAGATTAATAAAGGCTAAATCTCTCTCATATTTCATCTCAGAAACAAGTTTTTCATACTCTGCTTCTGCTTCTCCTAACGCTTGACCCATGATTGAGATATCATGGATCATTTTTTCTAATTCCT